TTACACTTGTCTTGAGTGACCACCACCTACTCTGAAATTGGCTTTCTTGTTCTCCCAGCCTGCTTCAATCACAACCTTCTTGATGCTGTCCTGTTCATTTCTGAATAGTTCAACCGTTTCTGGAAAAGTCAGATTTTTAAGTTGAAGATCACTACCAAGAATGGCAACTCCCGACTTTTCTAAGTCAGGATCGATGCCAATGATGATTTGAGCCTCTTTGAATGTGTTCATAGCTCAATCCTATGGTTGGTTAGGCTTGCACCTTTTGAGATGGCCTCTTCTGCTTTCTTGCGATGTTCATCGTATTGATCCCCCTTGAGCGCTTGCTCTAACTTCTTGCCAATCTCAAACATTGACCAGCTCTTTTGAAGGTCTGATGCAATAGACATAACATTTGCAATGATTAGACCTTGTTGATCCACCCGCTTTTGCAGCTCTGCCTTATCCTTTGCCAACTGAGCTTTAAAACCACACTCACGTTCATACGCTTCTGCAAACGTATCAACATCTTCATAAGCCTGTTTAAGTTTACCTTCCAGCTCCTCCACTTTCGCTTGTTGTTCTTTTTGAATCTCCCAAGCCCACTTTCCAGATTTACCCTCAAACTCACTCATGGCTGGCTCCTTTTTCTGCATCACACATTTCACATTTATCTATATGCCCCCACCCATCATCTCGAATGAAGCCAAACCCCTTACAAGCCTTACATTTGACTTTCTTTTTCTCACCCACCAAGAAATATCGATCTTTCTGGTTGTAGGTAATATCAATAGAACCTGAGTAATAGCGCCTTAACGCCCCATCAATATGAAATTCGTGTGGACCTACACAAAACATCCACCCCGAATCCCCGCCGCACTTTGTAAACCATGTGAAATATGCTTCTCTCCATTTCACATAACGGCCAGACAGATGAGGAGTCAACAATTCAATTAAACGTGCTCTAAGCATCTCCATGCTTGCTGACATATCTCCATAGTGATATTCAAGATCGTAGCTATACTCGCCTGTGTTATATCTAGTTGGCATGAGATTCACCGCCTCCGTATATTGATTCGTGGTCTGCTATAGCTGTTACCAATTCATGTTTATAGAAACGGTTGTCGTATGTATCGCCTTTAAACACGTATGGAAGGTCTTCATCCATATCAGAAACCCATGATTTAGCCTGTTCAAGATCATCAAAACAATTGACCAAATCCAAAGACTCCAGCAGACGTTTGAGGTCTGGATACGTGAACCCATTGCTCGTACGTTGCCACATACCGTTAATTACAGTGATTTTCATATCATCTGGACAGCCAAGCTTATACAATTGATCCAATAAATCTCTCGCCTTCTCCACACCAAACTCACGAATAAACTGTTCTGGTTTCATTGTTGTTCTCCGTCATGTTTAACGATGGCATAGGCATCTAAGAGATCCTGTGTAATAACTATTGGCCTGGAACTCTCAAGCTGAAAAAAGAACACCTTTAGGTACTTGGAACTCCAATCAAACTCCATTTTTGGAGTATCAGTTTGCATAAGTACTAGATCAGCACATTTATCAATGCCCTCTTTTCTTACTTGCCCCCTGCTGTAAAATATCCCCCCAACGACTAATTCCCCCTTCTTATCCATATCTCTTAACACTTCGAATGGCGTTAAACCTTCAATTAAATGCCCTGTTCGCGAAGCGCTATAAACATTAAATAACCCACTCATACCGCCTCCTTGTAACGTTTAGTCATGGCTTCCTGCTTAAGCTGGTCTAGCAATTTCAGCTTTCTTAATTTCTCGTATAGGTTCGCTGCTGCTCTTGTTTCTTCATTACGAGTACCGAGGTTGTAATCTCTGCGGAGCTTCATCATTGCGTTGTAATCTACAAATTCGATCATGCTTTCAGCTCCCCTTTAACATTCAGTAAGTCCTTTGCAAACTGAGTTGCCTTGTAAGTTGCGTATGAGTCCTTTTCCAAGTAGCCGCTTTTAATTAATTCCTGCACATAGCATTGGATAGTGTTGTTGGGCGCATCTAGCACATAGTCATGCAAATCCTTCATCGTGAAAGGTTGTGTTGCATGTGTAGCGAATAACAAAATGTCAAAAATGTTTTGGAATGCTTTAACTCGTTTTATTGCTTTCACGCTGCACCTCCAACAATCAAAACTGATTGAGGTGGGTTAGCCTTAACAGCACGCTTCAAAGCTGCACGCTGATTACTTAGCGCTTTAGCTTCCTTGCAAAACTCACAACGGCACTTAAATTTGTTATATCCGTAGACTGTCCCATGAGTGAATTTAGCTTCGTACTGCTCACCGCCAATTTCCTCAATCCAATCTAGAGTTTTTTTATCATTTGCTAATCTCATGAGAACACTCCTACTGGACACATAAAGACAATCTCAATACCGCCATACGAAGGCTTGTTGAATGTCTTAAGTTCTTTATTGATTACAGATTCAATGTGCTTTTTCGTTTCCGTCTTGAAGTTAAATGCACGCTTTAGAATCACTCTTGAACCATCTATCGCCTCTACGTTGAATTGCATCTTTTGGCGATTAATCGAAGTTACTTGGACTTGCACACTCACGCTGCACCTCTCTCTTCTTCTCGAATAGTCACAAATCGGCAAATGTCTAGGCGGTCCTTAACTCGAACTACGCCTTTCTTGCCATGACGATTTTTAGCAACGATTAATTCAGTAACACCTGATGGCAGGTCGTCTTCACCAATGATTGGATTTGCCAGAATGATTTGGTCTGCGTCTTGTTCGATCTGGCCTGATTCTTTTAGATCCGATGCTTTTGGACGTTTGCCTTTCTCAGACTCACGGTTAAGCTGAGCCAACGCGATAACTGGGCAATCAAACTCTTTTGCCAATGCTTTTAAATCACGGCTAATTGAACTCACTTCCTGGTAACGATCTTTCTTGCTCGGGTCACGTACTAACTGAAGGTAATCAATTACGATGCACCCTAGTTTTTTGTACTTGCGCTTAGCTTTACGCGCCCAAGAATGTATTTCTGCAATTGTTGGCTTCTGCTTGTCTTCGATGTGGATTGGTAACGAACTGAATCGTTTTTGTGCCTCTGCAAATTTAGCTAACATCCCATCAAATAGCTCAGCGTTGTGGATGTTTTCATAAGGGATTTGCGTCAAAGCTGAGATACAACGGTTTGTGAATGTCTCAACATCCATTTCCGCAGATACAAATAAAACAGGCTCTCGGTACTGCACAGTTGTTTGAATCACTAGCATTTGCGCTAAAGTCGATTTACCTGAACCAGGACGACCACCAACGATGCAGAAGTGCCCTTTTTGAATTAATCCAACCAGATTGTCCAAATGAGTTAAGTTGAACTTTACGCCTGTGTACTGCTTGTTAGCTTTAGCCTCAGCCTTTTGGATTAAACGATCTGTAGCACGGTTCATAGCCTCTTCAAATGTGAAGCTGGTTTTCTCAACATCGTTTGAAGTTTTCTTCCCATCCAGGATGCTTTCTGCTGCAATGTGAACGTCAGGGATTGTTAAGTCTTTAGCAATCTCAGCAATGCTTTGACCAATATGCTCAACTTCACGGTGTGCCTTGAACTTGTTTAGTTCTGCAACATAAGACTCCAGGTTGTAAAAGCTTGAAGGCGCTTCACTGCTCATTTGAAGCAGGTATTCAGAACCACCCATCAAATGAATTACGTTTTTTTGTTTAAGCTGCTGCTCAACCATAACGAAGTCATAAGGTTTGTTTTCGTTTGCAAGGTCGGCAATCGCCTGGAAGATTTGCTTATGGCGCTCTGGAAAGAAACACTCAACATCAAGATCATTGCTTACAACGTCAAACGAGTTATCCACAGTCATCAAAGCTGTAAGAACCGCTTGTTCCATTGGAATGTTATGAATATGCGACATTACCAATCCCCCATGTCCACTTCATAGCTTCCAGGAACGGGAGCCATGATTTGCTCAGCTTTAGGGAACATGTTGATAAAGCGATCTAACTTTTCTGGTTCACGACAAATTAATTCGATGTCAGTATATCTGCCCTGAACATGGTAATCAGACTTAGAACAATTTGTGATTGCCAATTTGATGTCTTCAACCTGGTAACCGTCAACAAGACGAGCTTGGATTTTTCTAGCACGTTTGTCAGAAAGTAATGTTTTCTCGTTCTTGTTAAATACCACTTTCCAGAACTCGAAAATTTCACATATATCTTTCTTAATATTTTCTTTCTTATTTGTTTCTTTCTTAGTAGTACCATTTTCGGGGGTAGTCTCCCCTCCATTTTGGTGGGTACTCCCCATACCATTTTCGGGGGTAGTGTCCATACCATTTTCGGCACTACCATCCATTTTGGCAGGTGGTTCAAACTCAGGATGAATGATTGAAAATTTATTAGTTTCACCAGTTGATCTAACAACCAAAACCAAACCTAATTGTTCAAGTTGACGAACTGAGTCAGTAAGTGTTTTTAATTTCTTGATTCCAGTCTTTTCTTGAAGGAAGCTAGAAGTAATCGACCAGTTACTACGGCAAAAACCATCAGTAAAGCGGTTAATCACTACGTAGCATTTCAAAGCGCTACCCGTCATTTCAGACACATAGCCCTTATCCACCAGGTAATTTGGTGTTCTAGTGTATTTATCTTCCACTGGGGTGGCCTGCTTGAGAAATTGTTCCAGGTTAAAAGCCGTATTCATCAAACACCTCTCAATACAAATGCAGCTAATTCAGCTTTCGCTTTAGCCAATGCCATAGAGTTTTCGAGAGTTCGATTAAGTACATAAGCCTCAACCGCTTTTTGAAACAAACTTATCTTTTGATTTAGTTCTGTTTCTGCTAATATTGAATAGTTCATTTGGTTCGCTCCGATTGAACACTGAGCCTGATCCACGAAATCAGGCTTTTTTATTTGAATAAAATTCGCATAAACTCTGGTGAGTTAAAGCAGTTCTTCAAAAGCTCGCGTGTCGCTTCTGCTGTTTCCTTTGAGCAGTAAACATCGTCGGCATCCACAATCTTTAATCCAATCAAATTCAACAACTCACAAAACATTTCAAGTTCCGTCAAGCCATTGTTTTTTCTTTCATTTTTAATCTTTGAAAATACTGTTGCATCTAATCCAAGCTCTTCAGCAATATCACCGTTATTAAGGACGGCAAGTTTTTGCAAGATCATGGATCGTGCGTTTCTAGCACTTGCTGACATTTCGATAGATACTTTGCTCATGGTGATTCCTATGCAGCGTTATGACTTTGAATATTTGGGTTTAAAAAAATGTGTGGGTACTGCAATTTGATCTTTGCTGGTATTCCACGCTTCATCCAGTTCTGGACACGTTGCTTATCTTTGAAGCCAAGCAGCTCTGCCACTTTTGTAGAGCCACCAAGCTTCAAGAGAATTTCTTTGTCAGCTTCAATTGACATGGTCGCCTCAAGTAAACATTTGTTTAGTACATAGTAAACATCATGTTTCCTATTGTCAAATCATTTGTTTAACACAAAGTGTTTACTTTTTTAGATAATGTGTTTAATGGAAATCCTGGATACTGTGATGAAACAAGAGAAGCCTACCCACCCATCGGTGTTACGACTTTTAGAAGCAAGTGGAATGTCACAAGAAGAGACTGCAAAGGCTATTGATGAGTTCCCTCAAACCATTACAAACTGGAAAAAGCGCGGGGTTTCTAAAGCGGGTGCATTGAAAGCTGCTGCTAAGTTCGGCGTTGCTGCCAACTGGATTCTTACTGGTGAAGGTAAAAAAGAAGAAAGCAATATCACCAAAGTAGTAGAGTGGGATACAGACACTCCATTAGATAATGACGAAGTAGAAATACCTTTTTATAAAGAAGTTTTAGTATCGTGCGGTTCGGGGTCTTTAGCTGAAATGGTCGGCAATGAAACAAGAAAATTAAGATTAAGCAAAGCGACTTTAAGGCAATACGGGGTTGATCCTTCAAATGCTTATGCACTTACGGCATTTGGAAATTCAATGTCACCAGTAATAAATAATGGCGCTACTGTTTATGTGGATGTAGGCAGAACTAGCATTGTTGATGGCAAGATCTATGCTATCAACCATGGTGGTTTATTTAAGTTTAAGTATTTATATAGACTGCCAAAAGGTGGTGTAAAGATTGTTAGTGAAAATAAAGAGGAATATCCAGACGAATATCTAACAGCAGAAGACATAATGGAGCAGGAATTTTGTGTAGTTGCTTACGCATTTAATGTACAAAACTCACTTCCATAAACAAATAAACATAGTGTTTCAAAAGGGCCGCTTTAAGCGGTCTTTTTTTATGTGCATGTTTAGAAACAAGAAAACAAAATAATAAACATTTGTTTGTTTTTCTTCTTGACTACAGTAAACACCACGTTTACTATTATCTCACCAACCAATAAAAAGCCCCGAACAATCTTGGCGGATGCGGGGCTACTCAACGAGTGAGAAGATTATGAATCAAAGAATTGAAAAGTACAAGTTTAGCCAAGCTGCAATAGACAGCTTCAAAGGCTTCTTAGGTGGCTCGGTGCTATCTATGGTCATCGGTGTTTTTATCGTAGTCCCTTTCCTTCGTTCATGTGCCGACGAACAAGCAGCAAACGAACTCAAAGCAAAACAGAACATGTATGTGCGTGTTCAGGTTGAGGGGGTGAAGTGATGTCACATTTCAAACCTGGTCAATTAGCTGTTCTCGCAAATGATGATCAAAAATCAAATATTGGGAAAGTTGTTTCTTTAGTTAGATGGCATGAATCAAAACAAGACACATCAGGCAACACACACCATGACGTATGGGATGTTGATTGCAATGATGGCTTAGAAACCTCTACAGGCAACTACTCATATACAAATGTTTTTGTTTATGCAAAGGACTTGCAGCCTTTAGCTAAGGAGCCCTCTCATGGATAACTACAAAATCAAAGTTTGTCGTAATAGAGGTGTAGTCAAAACAAGGTTTGTTGAGGGCTTTGGCAAAAATTACATCGTTTCAAACTTGGGACAAGTATTTTCAGTCGCTCGTTCAGGAAACTGGAAGCTTAAGCAGTTAAAACCAAATGTTAATCACAAAGGATATAGCCGAGTAACTTTGAAGAATGGCGGGGAATGTAAAACACTAAGCTTACATAGAGTTGTTGCTCATGCATTCATTGAAAACCATTTAGGTAAAACTCAGGTAAATCATATAAACGGAATTAAATCCGACAATGACGTAGCAAATCTCGAATGGTGTACACCAAAGGAAAACATTCATCACGCCTTAAAGACCGGTTTAACAAAGGTTTCCTCTGGCGAGAAAAAGTCTCAATTAACTAATGAGGATGTCTTGCAGATAGTTTCTAGATATCACAATGGCGAAATGTTGAGAGAGATTTCTAAAGACTACCCCGTTTCTGAACAAACACTAAGTTCAATTGTTAATGGAAAGAGTTGGTCAAGCGTCACTGGCATCCAACACTCATATATCGGCAAGGGAGTTAAAAGATGTCAAATGAATTAAAAGACCCAGCATTGATTAGCAGTGCTGAGGCAAAGCTTGCGTGGGCTAATGGAGTTGATATTCAAATCAAGAATGTAAATTGTGTCAACTGGTATGACTTAGATGAGAGCAAATACAATCTTGATATTTTTGATAATGTTCGTGTTGATTTCCGCCTCAAACCCCAAACCATCAAGCTTGAACTTGAAATCCCTGCTCCTTTTCAACCAAAAGAAGGTGAAGAGTGCTGCTATATCAGTGATGAGTCAATAGATGGCTATCACACTGTTAGTTACAACAGTGAGAGATATAGTGGAATGATTTTCGGACTATATCGCCCTTCGGATATTGAAAAAGTAGTTGCGTTATTCAGAAGTGCTTTTGGGGGTGCCTCATGATCATAGCCCTTTTAGATATCGTGCTACTTAACCTCATCTTGGCGGTTCACTGGGGGATTATCTAATGAATATGTTAGCCAATATCTCGTTTGATGCTGCTACTGAGTCAAAGCTTTTGAAAGACTTAAGCAAGCATCCTGAACTGTTAGCTGGTGCAGTGGAATATGCCTTCCAATGTGGTGACATCGACTCTAAAGAATACCGTAACTGGCAAAGCAAGATTGCAGAAATGGAGCGTCTACACACTGCAAACCTTTTAGCGACTATTAAAGCGTGAGGTGTGTATGGGCTTTTTCTTCAATACAGAATTTCTTGAACAATTTGGTTTTAGTGTTGGTGAAGAAGATGAAGCAACTCACTACAGCACTTTCGGTGGCAGCGATTGGAAATTGAAAGCAAATAAAGATCAGATGTTCTACTGGGATGCCCTTTCAAAATCTTGGAAAAGATGGGCATTAACTCTAGAGCACTGCACACCGATCGGCGAGAAAGAACCAAATTACAAATGCGGACCAGTTAATCAAGTCGTAGTTAAGAAAGACGAAACGACTCGTGAATTGTCTCCGATTTATTCAAATTCTAAATATAAAGGTGATTAAAGATGAACATGCAAAGCAAAGAACAGTTCTCTTTCACTAAAGCTGAACGTAAAAAAGCAAAGCTTAAGCTAAATCTTAATGGCGCCAGTGGTTCGGGTAAAACCTACTCTGCCCTTGTGTTGGCTTCAAGTCTTGGCAAAAAGATTGCGGTTATTGATACAGAAAATGAATCTGCATCTTTATATGCAAATGAATTTAACTTTGACACATTGCCATTAAAACCGCCCTATAGCCCTGAACGCTTTGCTGGCGCGATCCATGCAGCATACAACATGGGCTATGAAGTTCTTATCATTGATAGTGCTAGTCATGAATGGATTGGAACTGGTGGATGTTTGGAAATCAACGATGAAGCAGCTAAACGTTTTAAAGGTAACACTTGGTCAGCTTGGTCAGAAACCACACCACGTCACCGCAAATTTATTGACGCGATTCTTCAAACAGATATGCACATTATCACTACAACTCGTGCAAAAACTGAGACTGTACAAGGTGAAAAAGGAAAAGTTATCAAACTTGGCATGAAAGCTGAGCAGCGTGAAGGCTATGAGTATGAGCTTACCGTTTCACTCGATATGTTGCATGAAAATAAATTTGCAATCCCCACAAAAGACCGGACCAAACTTTTTAATCCAACAGGCGAAGTAATCACAAAGGAAACTGGCGAAAAGCTCATTGCTTGGCTTAACGATGGTCGCAGCCAAGAAGAAGCGCTTCAAGCTGCTTTTGATGAAGCTATCAAGCGCATCAATGCAACTACAGATGTTGCTGAACTTGGAATCATCTATTCACAGTTCAAAGGTACAGATTGTGAAGCTGAAATAGTTAGCGCTTGTAGTAGTCGCAAGCATTCTTTAATTGGCACACAAGGCAATGCGTGAGGACTAAAAAATGATGGAAATTAAAGAAACACGGATTTATCGCATTCCTTCTCAAAACAATATAGATCCAATTGATTTGTTTGTTACTTGGTACGGTGAGCATAGATCTCAAGTAGTCATTCGCTGTTGGGATAAAGCATGGACGGCTTACTGGGGTGGTCATTGGGTTGAGGAAGTAGAAAGATTTCTGTTGATGGACAACATCGAATATCTAGTGACTTCGCTGGCAAGAACGCGAGCACATCAAGAACGTAATTGGCTGAAAAATATTATCAAGTCAATTCAACAGTATTTAAAAGCTCAAGGCTTTGAGGTGGCAGCATGACAGATTTGAATAAGGAAAGAGAGGCTTTTCTGAACACCTTCCAATATTACAAAGGAAGAAGAGACATTATTTTTAGTCATGAGCATGAACTGTTTATGACTAGATCAAACAATCCTTCTGAAATTGCTCAGAAAGAAATAAGCAACATGAATAGCCGTTGGGATGCTTGGCTTAGATGTGCAAAGCATCGTGATGCAGAGCTAGAAAAAGCCAAAGCTAAGGTGGTGCCAGAGGGGTATGTGCTAATGCCTAAGGTTCCATCGGAAAAGATGTTCCAAGCATATGAACGATATTCAGTCGCGCCGATGTCGACGCTGAGCAAGACTGGATATAAGGCAATGGTTGAAGCAAGCGAATCGGGAGCTGAACAATGAGCATAACTCTTAATGGTCACCAATTAAAAAGCCTTCTCGAATTTGTAAATCCAGATGGTGAGAAAGATTTAGATCAACTTGATACTGAACTAACAATTAAATTCTTTGAAGTTGGCCACAGTGGAAAAGGCTATTACTTTTGGATGACCGAATATCCAGAAGAAGGTGCAATGAAGTTGGATATTGAATCGGGAGCTGAGGGATGAGTGAAAAAGCATTTAAAGATTTAAAAATTCGCTTCCATTTGGCTATTGGTGTGGCTAATGGCGATCGTGAGGACTTTGGGAAATTATCGGATTGGATCGAAGAAGAAAACTGGGAAATGATGGATGAGGAAGAGCAGAAAGATACTCTTTCAGAAATTGCAGAGGAATGGGCGCAGCAGTATTTAGATTTAGGAGCGACAGTTGAATGAATGCACAAATTTTAGATCCATGCTGCGGCTCAAAGATGATGTGGTTTGATCGTCAAAATCCAAATGTAGTATATGGTGATATCAGAAAAGAAGAACATACATTGTGTGATGGTCGTTCTTTAGTGATTGAACCGGATGTGATGATGGACTTTCGCAACATGCCTTTTAATGATGGCCAATTTACTTTAGTTGTGTTTGACCCTCCTCACCTGGTGAAAGCAGGAAAGCAAAGTTGGCTAGCCGCCAAGTACGGGAAGTTGTCAGAAGATTGGCGCGAAGATATTCGCAAAGGTTTTGCAGAATGCTTTCGTGTGTTGGCCAATGGTGGTGTTTTAATTTTCAAATGGAATGAAACACAAATCAAAGTTAGTGAAGTTTTAGCGCTCACAGATCAAAAACCATTGTTTGGCCACATTAGTGGAAAGCGCAGTAACACACATTGGATTACTTTTATGAAAGCGGAAAGTAAGGAGGAGTAAATGGGACAAATAGTTAAAATAGAGGCTAGCATTCTAGAAAAGATTGTTGCTGTAGCTGAACGTATTGCTCAGTCAAAAGAAGAACGCCGAGTTGGTCGTGAAGAATTTGCACACATGCTCAATATCGAACCTGAAACTCTAGACGCTCGGATTCGTGAAGGCAGATACCAAAGGCCATACAAGGATGGGCGAAAAAGTTTTTGGTTATTGTCCTACGTGCAATCTGTCGTTACAGACACAAAAGAATCTGGTAAAGTAGCCACCTATTGA